CCCCCTTGGTTCATCAAAAATTTACATCCCCGCCAAGAAAATTAATTGTTACCCGACGCGCTCTATTGTCAATGTAGAAAGATACGTCGATTGCCCGAACGTCGGGCTGGTGCCTGTAATAGAGCCATTCACGCGCACGGTGTCGCCAGCGTTAAGATAAGAAGTAGTATCAAAATCCGCGCTTATTATTGTGGTACTAAAAGCGGATAAGGTCGCCAATCGCGGTGCCTCGCTGCTGATTGCCACCTCGGCATAACTGGCGTTTAGGTTTAGCGCTGTGCCTCCAAATACCAGGTTCCCATGTATCCGGTACTGTCCCGACATGTTCGCCGGGACGGTAAATATGCCCGTGCCGGAGTCATATGCCAGCCGCCTGTCGCCGTTGATCTGCACACTAGGGAAAATTAGCGTAGTCCCAACGCCAGACGTTAGCGCCTGTGTGGACGCCGCCACACGCCGCGCGTGAACGTATACGTCTGCCGGGTCATTGATGCTGATACCGCTGGCGAATGCCCCTGGCCCTGTGCAGTTTCGGAAAATAAACTGGTTTTTACCGGCCCCTGTATCCGTCAGATTGACCGCCCCATAGCCACCGGGGCAATACATGTTCATGGCATAGTTATAGCTACTCAGCACGCCACTGTCGTTGTAAATCCAGCAATCCATGTGACCGCCATCAAATATCACGCCCTTGCTGTTTTGCAGGTAAATTGCGCCAGCGCCCGCGCCGTTTGAGTAGATGTGACAGTCACCGAAGCTATGACCGTTAGTGGTGTCATGCGAGCGGATGTTGTATTGCGTGTTATGGTTTATGTTCGTGCCGACAAATGTTCCGTGCCCATGATTGCTTCCTGCCGTTAGCCACACACCATCAACGTTATCAACGATGTTGCCGCCAAGCACCACCACATTGCCGCCCTTAATTCGCAGCGCGACCAAACATCCACCGATGTTCGGGTTTACCAGATGGCAGTATTCCGCGCCCGCGCCAACTTCAACCTCAGAACCGATATAGCAATCTCTGGCTATTAGATTAAGCACATGACCCTGATCGCCTCGCAGCGTCCCGCTAGGGGTGCCGCCTTCGATATAAAGGCCAGTTCCTTGAATGTTGCGGAATGTTGGGTTTTCAATTCGCCAGCGGTTTCCAGCTTTTACAAAAACCGCGTTGGCTATCCCGGATGTGCCACCCGGCCCGGTAATCTGAAACGCCCCGTATATGCCCCAATCATCAACATTGTCCGCCTTGATAGTGCTTTGCGTCCCGGTAGAATGCACAAACTCACAGCCGTCCATATCCCAATGACTATTGGCGGAAATGGCAAGCGGATCGGCCCCGCTAAGTTTGTATTTCCCATAGGGGAATATAAGTTTTTTGTTTTCCGTTCTCGCAGCAATAATTGGAGTCGTAACATCAATCGCCCCCGTGCCAGAAAGCACGTCGTCACGCTGCGCAGTAGTCATTTTGTCTAACGCCGTGGGGCGGTAACGCATCGCGTAGGCGAGCTTTACCGAAACTGACCCCGTGCCAGGCGGCGTGAAAGATACATCTTCAAGCATATCGCCTATATTATAGGCTCGTCGAGTCCATACCGTAGCTCCCAAAGAGGTCTTAAGTGATATGTCATACTGGCCTGATGCAAGGAAAAGAGGCGCTGGAATCTCTCCGCGAGCGTCCAGCGCAATATATTGCCCATCTGGCAGCCCTGTCCCATCCGGCGTGTACGTGTGCGGCACAACGCCAGCGGCGTCCGTGTATGTAACCTTGAATGTCGTTGTTCCAGCCGCAGTGGTGTAAATCCTGCCGCCAGCCATGAGCGCGCCAAGATTTGTAAACTCTTGAAGATTAAAATATCCAGATTGTGATACGGTTGGCATTTATTCATCCCCTTGAGTGTTGTAGCCTACAAACGCACCGTATTGCTTCACAAAGTCGCTCATGTGCTTGCGCTGGACAAGCGGAGCGCCCCGCATTGCCTCCGCTATCTTCGCTGGGTTGTCCATGTTTTTAACTAAGTAGTCAATCGTGCCGTTGTCAATTTTCCCAATAAATCGGTTTACGATGCTGCGCGTCATTGTTAGCTTAGGATTCAATATCCCGGTCGGCGGCACTTTTGGCGTTTCCATGCCGATGATGCGTGTCGCAGCGCTTTGCCCGTCGGATGCCAAACGGTCAAAAATTGCGTTGCGCTGCACACTAGAATCTACGCCGTTTACTGCCTTTAACTGGTCAGGATTAAGGATTTTCGGAAGGTCTCCGTCTTGATATCGCGGAAATCCAGTAGACCGCTTAAGCATAGCTCCTTCACCTTTACCAAGCACATCTGTAAAGGCATTGAGATTTTGCCCGGTAACTGGTTTTTCTAGTTTGTTTAAAAGCGCCTGAATAACGTTGCTTTGATTTACAGGCTGAGAGGCGCGCGCAAATGTCTGCTGCGCCTCTGAATACCCAGGTACAGCATTTTCAAGCGCCTTCTGAATGTCATCCAAGTGTCCACGAATAAAGGCATTATCTTTGTTTGCTTTTAGCGTCTTAATGCCGTCTATGGCGGATGCTACGCGCTCCGCATTGCTACCCGCTTTTTCCAGCCCTATTCGCACCTCGGCTAACGCTCTAACAAGCGCAGGGTTTGCCACGTTACGGTCAATTATTGAGTCTATGCTTTGGATAATTGGCTGCGTGTCAACAACGTCTCCAGCGGCACGAGCTTTTTTATATAGTGGGTCAGATAGCGCCGCTCGCGCAGACTTTTCAAATACAATCTCTGGCTGCACGCTTTTTAGCGCGGCCACCCTAGCAGCCTCATTGCCGGATTGAATGCCACCAGTGCCGTATTTACCCGGCGCCCGCCTATTTACTATGCCCTGCATCGCAGCAAACTCAGGACTCATAGCATCGACTGCCGCTAATCCAGCGGTCATTTGCTCACCCGGAACCGAAGGCTTCGCGTTCTCCAAAGCAGCAATCACGGCGGGAGATTTTCCTGCGCCAGCGTTATCCGCTAAGTCGGTCAGCAATCGACCGGCGCGTGTTTCAGCAGATTGAAGAATGTTCGGAATGCGAACATTTGGCAGCGCCCTGCTGCCGGCAGCGATTGCCTGCGGCCCGTAAATCCCCGCCACCTGCGGCACGGCTTCACGTATAGCGTTTCTTGCAACCTCGCTGGATAGCGAGTCGCCGGGGACTAGGCTTGCCGCGCCACGGCCGCCAGCAGTAAGAACGTTGCCAATCATGTTAATAGGGTTGTACGGTGATGCTGCTATATCTTCTGACAACTGACCTCGTGGCGCATACGTGAGTCTTTTCCTCACGTCCTCCTGAAACCCCGCAGGACGGTTGGTGCTTTCTCCGCGCAAATAATCAATGGCAGCGCCAGTCATGCCAGCAATATCTGACACTGGTTTTGCTATTAGTGCCGAACCATAGTGAGCGGCTAAGTCAGCAGGCGTTGCAATAGCGGGAAGCAAGCCAGTACGACCAGTATTAACGCCGCTTTTCGCATCCTCGAATGACGGCATTGGTTCTGGTGCGTCATCTGTCAACCAGCGATCACCAATAAGGTACGCTTTTCGGCCATCTTTAGAGGCGGCAACACGGGACGCGATTTTCCATTGTCCGCCATCAAGCACAGCAGTTTCCCCGGTTGCCTCGTTAAATGTGGTGCGCGGCATTATTTGAACCCAGGCGGCGGCGGAGGCTCGGATAAACGTTTGTCTGCCTCAGTTCCTTCAACTGACTTGTCAACAAACTGTCCTTTACGCGCTTTCATCAAGCGCAATATCTCTTTGGCAGCAGCTTTTTTCTGAACGTTTGGAATGGCTGGGTTAGCTAAATCTCCTGATGCAGCTTCATACGATTTTGTGTCCTTATTGGATTGTGGCCCCTCAAATCTTGGAACCATTTTTAACACTAAATCATAAATCGGCTTCATTTGCCCAACGGCAATTGCACCCGGCGTTGCCTTTCCTACAAACCCAGCAGCAAGGTCTACAAGCGCACCCGCTCCTGATCCCGTTGATTTATCTATTAACCCACCATCTGCCGTTGCTTTCTCAAGTTCAGATATTGCGGCGTCTATTTCTCTTGATAATTTTGCTTTGGCGTTTTGCGTTTTCTCGTAAGTAGCAGATGGTTTGCCAACCGCCCCTAATTTCTTTATCTCATTACCAGTCATGTCAAACAACGTCACATTTCCGGCTGCATCAGTGACTTGAATAGGGCGCGGATTGCCTATCCTCGATCTTTGTTGAGCAAGGGCAAACTCTTTGATATTTTTCGGCGTGTTAGGAACACCCGGCGGCAATGTTACCTGCACATTGTTATCGCCAGTAGGTTGTAGTCTTGATACAACTTGCGTCCCGTACTGGATAGTATCCGGGGCATTCGGATTAATAGGGTCGCGCAATGCCTTTCCTTGTGCCGCAAGAGGTATTGCGCCCTCGCCACCATAATACCCCGCCGCGATTAACTCAGGTCTTCCATTGGCAAGTGGCTCCAATTTTTTGAGATAGCGTATACCGGCTCGAATATTATGCTCAGGATTGTTTATATCCCACCCTTGATCTGCGACACCTTTAAAAGTTGAAGGGATAATTTGCATGCCACCAACAGCGCCAGCGTTTGATGTTTTTGTGTTTGCACCGCTGGCAGATTCTTGCGCGTATATGCTGCGCGCAATATCAGCCAATTGACCAGTCACGCCCTCAGACTTTAAAGCAGCCTCAAACGCTGGGGACGACTGCAATGCAGGAGGTTGCTGACCTGGCGGCGCAGTCATTGGTGTTATTTCATTGGTGCGCGCTTGGTCTAAGGCTGTCGGAGGAACAATAGTTTCAGATTTCTTCTCTCCCGTGCGCTTATCGACCCCAATAACTCGGTCATTCACAATGGAAAAATGTAACTCTGCGGCTTTTCTCGCCTCATCTACTTTTTGCTGCGCCGTAAGTGATACCGTGCCCAACCATTTACGGAATGCCTCTGGGGATGAAGTGTCCATCTGTGCGGCAGTCATTAAGCCGTGTTGGCGGTCAACTTCCCCAGACTCAATCCTGCTGTTGATTAACTTAACAATATCTTCCGGTTTGGTAGCCGGGTTGTTTGCAAAGCCGGAAATTGTTTCCGCAAATTGCTGCCGCTTTGCTATTTCGTTTTCATATTTTGCTTTTACTGCCTGCGCGTCGTACAGTCCACCGTGAGATTTTGAAGTCTTTGTTTCTTGCGACAGCTTCTCTGCCTCGGCCAACTTCTTGCGCGTATCCAAAGTGGCCGCAGGCGCGATACCTAATCCGCGCTGCAATCCTTCGGCGGTATTGGGGTCAAGCCCGCCAGCCAGCGCAGCCTTGAAAGCGTTCTGTTCCTGAATCGCTTGGTCGGCCTGCACTCCCTTACGTCGCAAGTCGGCTATTTGCAACTGATTAGCCTGCGTCGCGTCAAGCTGCGCGCCGTAATCCTCTATGGACTTAGGCGGCTTCAGGTATTGCGAGAATATGTTCTCAGCCATAATTGCTACCGTAGTTAATTGGGTCTATGTACCCTTGCGACCCAGACTGCGCTATGTTTTGGTAAGAACTTCCGCCGCTATTGCTACCACCACTTCCACCAAACCCACGCTGTGCATACGCGCCGATCTGATTAGCCGCGTTGCCGTAGATGTTACCGCGCGCCAATTGCGCCGATGCAGCATTGTCAGCCCCGCTACTCAGCAGGCCACTGATTGCATTTGTAGACGACTGCCCTGCGTTCGCTGCCGCTGTGATAGGCGCAAACCCCCCCAATTGAGCAAGCCTGTTTTTGCGCTGCTCGCTGCGGTTGAATTCAGCTTGATAGCCAGATGTTGCGTAGTCCGTGGCGAATCGGTTTGCCGCCTTGATTGCGGCACCAGACACGCGCCCGCCTGCCGCAGACACCCTGCGGTCAACGGCCTTCTGCCCTTCACTCAGCCCAAACTGATAGCCCGGCTGGTTCATCACGTCTTGCGCGGACGGCTGTTTATTAAATTCTGCCTCGTATTGAGGCAAGAACCGCATAGCGGAATCAAGCCACGGCTTATAGTTTGCCTGCGTTGTGTCGAACTGGCGACGCTGCTCAGCAATTGCGGCGCTGTTTCCAGCCGCTTGTGTGGCAGCCGCGTCACTCGCTGCGCTGGATTGTTGGTCGGAGGAATATATGGTCGCCCCAGCCCCAATCACCGCACCCACTGCCGCTACCCAAGGCATAATGTTTTCTCCTTCAACCAGTTATTCGCTGCCTTGCAATTCATCCACATAGTACGCGCCAATTCAGTTCCGTTCATTGGATTCTCTAACGCGTATTCGCAGGCATCTCCTATATTCTCGGTAATGTAAACGCCATTCGAGTAATCATTATTCACTTCGTCATCCCATCCCGGTTCACTTACCACTGTGCAGCCATTGGCAATCAGGTAATTAAGGCGCGCCACTTCTAGTGGATGATTTTCTACGTAGTGGATATTCAGGCACACTTTTGCCATCCCCACTAATGAATCAAGCGCCTTGCCATATGCGCCGGTCGCCCATACGATATCAAAACGCTTGCGAAGCTCATTTACAATCCGCTGTCGGCGCCCGTTCACGCTTCCAACCAGCAAAATATCGATAGCTGTATTTTGGCGCTTCCAGCGGAAAAGCGATTCATGGAACCCGTAAGGCATATGGAAGGCATCGACGCCAAAAGTAGCCAGATACTCGACGTTGCGCCGGTCATAATCTATAACACGGCAACGCTTTAGCGTGTCCAGATAACCAAGGCTAAATGACCTGCACCCATCGTATAGCGGCTCCATGTTGTAAATAGCCGCACCATCCGGGATAGTTTCGCCCGTTAGCTTGCACCACATCGCAGCAAGATACACATCCTCGTCAAACTCAAGCGCCTCCCGAACGCGATCAAATGCGCGCACCTCCGGTATTACGCCGTCTCCGATTACTCGTATCATGTTTTGATGCACACAATCATGGTTATGCGGTCATGCAATGTTGGGTTTGTTACCCAATGCGTATACTGGTTGTCGAACTCGTAGACATCACCGGGCTTCGGCTCAAGGCTTTCGCCCTCGAAACAAAACGCCTGTCCAGGAGCGCTCTGTATCTGCACGGCAAACTTGCGGTAATATTCTGCATGCCATCCACCACGGTCATCGTGCGGGTAACACTGCATTCCGGCTTTGATACGTGTAATCAAAATCCCGCCCAACCGTTCCCCGCGAACGTCGGCCATCAAAGCAAAAGCCAATTCTCGCACCGGCAGCAAGTCAGCAGCCGGATACCATATCGATTCGTGCGCTTGGTTGTGAATCGGCTTTGCCATATAGCGCACCCAGATATCATCAACCTCTCGATGTGGTGATGCACTATCCAATGTCCGCTCATTATCGGCATTCCACAACTGCGGATTAGCCTGCAAAGCCCATAGCATAGGCTGCACGTTCACGCCGTCAAATAGCTTGCGGATTTTCATAGCACCACATTACCTTTTTCGTCTATCTCGTGCATGCACCACCATTCGCAATCGCTGTTAGCGAACAAATTGTGCTTCACGCCAGCCGGAATTTTCAACATTTTTGGGCCTTCGTGGACTTCTGAAACGCCGTTTGCTGTGAGAGTAACAATGCCGTACGGCAACCATGAATCATGGTCATACTCATGAACATGCTGCTCCAAATCCTCGCCCGCGCTGATTTTAATTTTCAGCACAGCTAAGACGTGATGCGTGCTGGTCATCATGTTATTTGCCGCCCGGTCGCGCGAATATTGATAGAAGTGGCGGCGCTGGCAATCGTGCTGATAAAGTCGCTCGGGCCTAACACGTGACCGACAATCTCCGGGAAAGTATAAGTCTCACCGGCCGCTAGTGATTTTGTTTTAACAATCAAGTTTTGATTGCCAGCCGTGTCTGCCGCTGTCACCAAGTTAATCGACAACGTAACAGCGCCGGCCGTGTAGTTGGTAGCAGTAAACTTGTCGATTAACGTGTACATCCCCACAGACGATGTGTACTGCGTCGTTTGCGCACTTTCCGCATTCTTTGCCGGTATGATTACCCTGCTGTTTACGCTCATGCTTGTGCTCCTTGTTGCAATGCCCGAATAGCCGTTTCAAGAGCATCAACGCGGGCCTGTAGCTCTGCGGTGCTTGGCACATCGTTAGCTAATGGAGTCTCTACGAAACGAGGCTCTTGCAAACGCGCTTGCTCCAACGCCTGCAATTGCGCTTGCTGCTCTGGTATTCTCCCGCCCTCAAATGCCGAAACGCTCAAATCCATTGTTGTTGCTGTTGCCGTAACGCCGCCAGTTCTTCGCACAAGCTGGTCAAATCCTCGCGCCCAATCTGGGTCAAGAAATACTTTCCCGGTGCTTGCATCTAAGTAGCCTATAGGCGTAACGCCGGCGCGAGGTAATGTAACTATGCTCATGCGTCCACCGATGCTGAGTAAATGGCAAAAGGCACGTTGTCGGAACAACGTATACGAAATACGCGATTGATCGCAGAACCAAGCCCAAGCCAGCGGATTCGCTCCATAAATCGCCCAGCCGCCCCAAGGCTACGCAGCAACGGCGGGCCAAAGTTATTCCCCCCATCGTTGCTGATCTGTAGAGTAATGACTCCAGGTGTTGTGGCTCCGGTTTTGGCTGATATCTCAAGGCCACGGTATGACGTAGGCTCCAGCATTGGGGACACCAAGTGCGGCCACGTCCGTTCTCTAACCAATTGCCTGCCGCTATATTGATTCACATTTTTATCAAGCCGAAACACTTTGCCATTAATATCGCCGCCATAATGCTCTTTCCCTACGGCAGTGACAAAACTCCAGTCTAAAGAATCCCAATCACCGCTTACCCACTCCGCACGCTCATGCCACAGTTTTGATTTTGCGTCATATACTGGACACGTTTTCATACCAGGCCCACGAATTACGATGAACTCAGCGCCCTCCGGCTGGTATGCCATCATTTCAATTTTCGACAAATCAGTACATGTGCGCAAAATCTGCTCAATGGCGCTATTGCTTATGGGAGTTGGACGAGTGCCTGAATCCTCGTAGACAATCGCTGTACCGCGCTCTGTAGCGCCGACAAGATAGACAGTTCCAGCCGCGCTCACCACTGCATGCGGGCCAACACATCCTACCTCGCTAGGAAAGCTGTTATACCTCGTGAATGGGAAATCAGCGCCGCCACTGTCCACCCAAATTTCACGGCTTTTGGTCTTGTAAATGAATAATTGGTGATTAGAGACAATGTGCGCCAGTATTTTCCCCGGCGTAGCGTCAGCCGATGAAAAATCAAGTGGGTCAAATACGCCCGTGAGCGCGCTCGATACAATGTAAAATTGATCTGTTCCGGGGTCAGCAAAAACAAAATATCCGTCTACCTCATCGACACGCTTAGAACCGCGCCACCCCTCCGACTCATCGTGCGCAAACGTTGAATTTGAAAGATTAAATTTATAAAGATTTTCTCCGTCTACAATAGCAAGGAAATCGTTACTCTCGGCCATCGACACGGGGCCTGACGCGGTGACAAGTGTTCCATGTGAAACGCTTGTCCCGTCTGTTTGCATCTCGTAAAGCGTGCTGCCAGCGACAACAAACCATCGCCCATCAACGTACTTTGACCCACGGCATTCAGAGAATGAGGCGATATCAACCGTGCCCTCTGTGTTATCAAGAATCCATTTCTGGCCGTCCAGCCGTCGCGGGTAACAGTTAATGGCAGACTGCGCAGCCGCCTTCACGTCAGAAAGGTGATATGTAGGGCCAACGGCATTGACTACGTTAGAGCCAGCCATAGGGGTCACTTATTGTTTGCCGCACGCCAGACGATGTGTAGTTGGTCGCATCGATGATGGCTGGAACAACCTCTTGAATTGCCGTCTCAGCACGGCGTTCTTCACGCTCTAGCCTACGAACATCTAGCTCACTCAGTTTTGCAATAACCGGGTGCAGCTTTATTGCAAGCCGCGCGCCAAGATAAGCCTGATACCCAGGCGGAACAACGTATTCCGTGGTCAAATCAGCGAAAGATGTTACGCCTGAGCGCGTCTCCAGCTTGATTGTTTGTCCTGTTGGCTGAGGGCACAAAGAAACCCCACTAAACCCATCATAAGTCCACAAGCGAGGGATGCCATTCGTTGCCGGAAGCCGGATAGTTGCAAACCGTTCCGGCGTCACGTAATCAAGTGGCGCATTATCACAATATGCGTTAAAAATCTCGATGCCAGACGGTAGCGCAGCCCACGAACCGGCTGCTAAAGTGATATTCCCGGTTTGAGCAGCGCTGGTGAATACTGCTTTATAGAGGAACCGGGTTTTTACGCTCAATTCGTCTACAATGATATTCAGTTCATCTAGCCCGCGCGCCAAGTCGTCAGCGTAAAGCGTCTCACCCGGACTTAGCCGGTTGCAACGCCCGTAGGCATCTTTGATGGGTGCGGTGGCTTTCAATTACTTTACCGGTTTGGTTAAAGTGGCGGTCTTTTTAGGCGCTGGTTCGTCATGAGCAAAGTAGCCATCAAGCCGCGCTGCGTCCTGCTCGCTTTCATCGGAAACCACTTTGTAATCCGCTGGGATCGCAACGGCATTGCCGTCTTTGTAAACGCACATAGGGTACTTCTGCATCTGCATCTCCTTGGTTAAAAACCCGGCCAGCCGAAGCCAGCCGGGAGTTGCAGCAAAATTAGCCGTCGTTGTGGATGCGAACAGCCAATTGCGGGCGAATGGCTTTATACCCATACAGAACGTCAAGGCGGCACGGGAAGCTACGATCTGCAATGGTGAAATCACGAATCAACGATACCGTAATCCCATCCATCGTTTCGCGCCGCGCCCAATCACGGCCATTCGGCAACGGCAAATCCGCCGTGACGAATGCAAAGGCGTTTTTGTGGAAGCCAATTGATTGCACCAGCGTTTCATTCGCGCCAGCGCCCACTTTGGTTAAAGCGGCCCCGTTTGGCATGCCGCCAGCCGTTACGTTTTGACGGCCCGTAGTGGTGTAGATGGGAGGAGAGAATGACAGATTACCCGCGCCGCCAGCATAGTTTGCTGTCACAACGAATTGCTGTAGCGCGCCCGTGGAAACTTTGGTTTCCGGGTGAACGCGGAAGCAGCCAGCCACTGTGAAAACATCGCCTTGGTTAAACGTGGTGGCACCAGTCGCAACCACTACCACCGCCGTACCATTGGCAGTTACCGCGCCGTTCACTGTGTAGGTGGTGGCTTTTGCAGCAGTGCCAGTAGTGTGCTGTTGCAGCAGGGTGTTTTCGTAAATACCGTCGAACCCTGCGGTAATGCCTACTTTGCCCTCACGGTATTGCTCAGAAATCGCCTCTGCGCTGTGAAAAAGTCCTTTGGTATCAATCTGGAACTTGGTGCTATGCGAGGTATTCAGCGTCAAAGTTCGCTGGCTGGTTGGGGCCAGATTGTCAGTAAGAATCTGACGACCATTTGCCGTGCTGGTGAAACCAAATGCCGCCGCATCACCATCGTACAAGTTGTATACGTCCTTGTACATGTTCAGCGCATCGCCTTCGATATTTGCCGCTAAACTAGACATGGCAGGCTCAATAATCCGCTCAGAAAAGTCATCAATGCTCAACAAAAGCTCTTGCGAGGTAAAGTTGAGATCGATGCCCTTAACCGTTGCCATCGTGAGCGACACAGATTGCTCAACCACATCTTGCGTTGACATGTTGATACCGGTGCGAACCGTGTATTCATTCGGAAGGCGAATTTTCAGCGTGTCACCGATTTTTGCGCCTTCTTTGGCGTAGCTATCGTCGTACTGGCGATTGAGCCGACCAATGAAGTTCAGTCTTTGATGTAAAACTTGAAGTGCTTTGCGAGTTACTGCTGTCGGGGTAAGTATTGCGTTTGCCATTTTGGGTAGTCCTTTATGAGCGAGGACTACCCATGCTTTTTGTTAGGCGGGTAATCCTCTGAGTTTATTCAAACGTGCGTTTTCTTTTTTGATCCATGTCTCCATAGAGTCGCTGTCTTTTGGCGCTGGGTCATTGGCTGGGGCCGATTGGCGAATATTGCTCAATGGCTCAGGCGCTTTTGAGGCTTCGGGCTTTGCCGGTTTAGCGGCAATTTTGTCTTGCAGCCTCGCAACGGCAATGCCAAATTGAAAATCGGGCATGCCTGACAACTGACGTGCTTCTTTGGAGTTTTCGGGGTCAGCCAAATAGCGGATGAGTTCGGCTGGCTTTTCCGCCTGTAGCAAAGCTAGTTGCTTGTTGGCCGGAAAGACATTGCCGATGTCCGAGGTCAAATCCTCGAAGTCATCTTCACCAAGTGCCTCACGCACGGCGATTGCAGCCTCGTGTATCTGCTGCTCCGTAGCTCGTTGCTGCGCAATCGTCGGGGCAATCTCGTTTGCCCTCTGGTCGATCAATGCATCCAACTGTGCTCTGGAGAGCGATAGCGGCTCGCTATCGTCTGCACCTTCATTATTAACTGGCGCTATCGGCTTTGTCAAGCGGGCGTTTTCTTCGCGCAATCGGTGTAATTCTGCCCTGGCTTCCCGTTTCTCTCGCTTGTTGCGCTCAAGCGCACGCTCAAGTCGGATGCGCTCTCGCTCCTCCGTGGTTTCCGTAGGCTTTGCCTCGGCGTCCGGCTTTATCTCATCGTCACCTGTTTTAGCCTCTACCTCGGCATCCTCCTGCAATGCATCCGGCTCCGCTGGCTTTTGGTCGATGGCGCTCGACTGCTGTTCTTCCGTTTGGCTCGCCACCGCTTCTTCATTGGCAATGCTCATGTGATTCTCCGTTTGGTTAATTAAAACATCATGAAAAACTCATCGTCCTCTTGCAAAAGACGATTCCTACGCTGTATTTCCTGAATTTTTTGTTCAAGATCAAGCCTTCGTGCAGCCGACATTTTTTCAAATGTAGGTGCCTGCACTAAGTTCTCCAGCGTTACCGTTCTGGCAGGAGCAACGGTTTTCGCTTTTTCTATGGCATATTCAAGCGCCAATACTTCGATTTGCTCTTGCTGCGCCGCGCGCAGTTCGTCTAGGTAACGCTTGCGCTTCTTGCGCAAAAGCGAATCAAGAACATCGTCCGGCCACCAGCCGCCGCCTGCATCTGGCTGGACTGGTGGCGATACACCACTTTCCGTAACCACACGAATCGCTTGCCTTGGCTCTGGAGGCGCAGGCTCCCACGCCAAAGAAGCGGCCAGCAACCACGGTCTAATTCCAAACGGCGGGTTATTTACCGCCGCCGCAGTACCCTGCACTACAAAGCGCCACCCCTGTGGCGGGTAGGGCGCTGGCGACCATTGATCCGTCACCCACATTAGCCAAGGGCGAGAAGTTACTGGCGGAGCATCAGTAGCAACAAATTCTTGCGGCTTAGGCTGGCGTGATTGTGCATACCAGTCCGGGATTGCCCACGATAGAACAGTGTTTACCCAAGGCCGGACAGATAGAGGCGGCGCGTCTACAGAGACTATTTGCCCAAGTCTTCGCTGTTGGTGTGGAGTCGGCTCATCACCAAATGGGTTTTGAGCGCGCTGGAATGGAATCTTTTCTGGCGCAGCCACCTGCTCTTGCGGGATGAATCGCTGCGCTTGCCTTAGTTCATCTGGCGGTTGCCATGCGCCAATAACCGGCGCTATCCAAGCGCGCGAAAATGGCGTCTTGAATACCTCGGCTTCTGACGTTGAAAGTCCTTTTACCCATATCTGGACTAAGGAAACGTCCCATCCTTCGGTAGTCTGCACGCGGCGGAATGCCACTCTTTCCGTGGCAACGACTACCTCTTGCGGCGCGAATCGAAGCGCCTGCCTTGTAACCTCTGGTGGCTCCCATGCCTGCCTTACCGCCTCAGGCGCAAGCATTTTCGGCGGCGGGCTGTCCGATACTTGCGCTGTGGGGATAAAGTGGGCTACGCTGCGAGGAGTCGATTCTTCTTGCGCCCAATGCACGCCCACTAAGGGCAACCACGGGCGCACAAGCCCAGGCGGCGAGTCAACCGATACTATCTGCCCAAGTTTTCTTTGCGGCGGATTTTGCTCTGCGTCCCACGGCGGATTTTGTATCCGCTCATACGGGACTTTCTCTTGTGAAGAAACGACTGCTTGCGGCACAAAGCGCCGCACCTGCATCGTCTCAGCAGGCGGCTCCCAAGCACTTACGACTGGCGCAACCCAAGTCCTGATAAACGGCGTTTTCTCCGTTGCCGCGCCAGATGCAATCAAGCCGCTTACCCATATAGGCGCAAGCACAACTGCCCATGATGCAACGACAGACGGAAGCCACGATCTTGAAAACGGCGGCTGCGTGCTGTTCGGTGGCGACGAACCAGCTAGTAGCAGCGACATATCAGAATGCTGTTAATTCAGCCCACTTTACGACTATGGCAGCAGTCCATGTTCCGGTTGCTGGCACGGCAACAGACCGAACAGATATGCCTTCATTTTGCACCAAAACTATAGGATGCTCGCCGGATTCAATGTCGGCGTTTATTAGCGGCTCTTTAATGAAAATCTGCCCGTTCAAGCTGGCAGTAATCGGGCCAGTTCCAATAATAGCCGACAGCGAATTACTCTCAAACGTTTTTGTTCCTGCTCCCAATGCAGCTGTCGTGGCGATACGTATATCACCAGATGCGGTGAGAGATGCCCCCATGCTGGTACGCAGCTTGTTACCGGAGCCAAGCGCTATACCAGTTCCGCCAGTGCCCTGTACAGTCCATCCAGTCGATTTAATAGCATCAATCTGTATTGGCACGCCAGCGGCAAAGAATGTAGTGGAGACAGCCGCAGACACCTCAATCTGAGTGATTACACAAATACGCGTAGCATCTGCCCATCGGAATTGAAATATCTCACTGTTCGCACCAAGCGCTGCCGGCAATATCCCCGTAAATGCGCCAACGCGATAATGCCCAAGCGCACCGTAATCTATAGGACGAAGCGTAGCGCGAGACGATCTAAAAGTTGTTCCATCAACCTCGCCTACAACCCCACTAAAACCCTGTATCTGCAAAGCCATGTCGTTTCCTTATGTCCAGACCCACGCTATATTCCATTTGCCATAAATAGTAGTTCCCTCTCCTCCACCTAGGGCATCAGATTGCACTTGATTGTCCTGTCTGCCCCTCCCGTTTGCTAACCCGCTTGCGGAGCGACCAAGCAATCCCAGCACCGGCGGCGGCTCAAAAAGCTCGCTTGTGTTTAGGCCGTGGATAACAAATCCTGCTCCCGGCGTTATGTCGTATGCCATTACCTTGAGCGTTTCAACTAAATGTTCATCTGCTGTGTGATCGGCGGTAGCCGCAGGGAAAATCCACGCCTCTACCAGCGATCCAGAAAGAATTGCAGTCTGCCCCGTAACCGCCACGCTTGCGTGTGACGATCCGGGGAAGACTCCAAAATCCAACAGCGCGGTACCTGTAGGCACCGGCTTTTAGCCTAGTTGTTCAAACGTGAGACCCCAAGACCACGCGCCAGCAGGCGTTACGGCAACGGGGACATGTAGACCCATGCCGGATGCAGCGGACGCATTCAGAACAATTACATCCTTCGGCGTCGGCACCCAAAGCCATCCATTCAGCACGTTAAAGCTATCTGGATAAATCACCGTTTTTGCTCCAGCGCCCTCCGCCGTAGCGTTAATGCCGGCAGTTCCCGCCGCGCCAGCCGTGCCTCCAGTAATAACCGATGCAGGATCGGAAATTGTGTGCGGTCGAGGCGTAAAAGCGGTGAGCGTGGGAAACGCTGTAACCTGCGTACTCAACTGAATGCGCTGCTGCGCAGACGTGGCGTTTACGGCTTGACCAGCCCATGCCCGCAAAAACGCCAGTGATCGACTAGCACCGGGATTTACAAAAGACAGAGTGCACGCTCCTGCCGTGGGAGTTACTCCATCACCAACAACACTATATTGCATTGACATTTTTTAACACTCCTTTAGATAAATTGACTTCCTGTCCACCGTTTCCAACCTGATTGCGTAAAAATCCGAATACGCCCCATGCGCCTCTCAATTCGACTGGCATACTCTCCAACCGGCATGCCGTTGCGCAAAACATCGAACGCGAACTCACCGCCCGGCACTTTCCCGTGAGGCGCATTGTTAAACCCTAGCACCCAAACGTCGCCACATTCGTCCGTTAGAGCAAGCGCCGGAGGCGAAGAAACATAGCTTTCCGTAATGTGCGATTGCACGGGCGGACGAATCATGTATTGCAGTGCCGTCATATTTGCACCATTCCTATCATTCTTTTCATTGGGACAAAGGACTGAGTTGGCGCACCACCAGCAGAAATACCAAACATCATAGACTGCGCCGAATAACATCCTGCAAATGGTTCTTTGTAGAGACGAAGTATTTCAGATCGGCTTAACGCTCGGTTCCAAACTGTTGCGCGCGCAATAATGCTGTCTGACGTTTGATTCGATGCGCTAAACGCCGATCCTACAAAGGATCGGCCTGCGCTAAATGTGCCAGAGAAACTACCGGCCAAAAGGTAATTATTTGAGTTTGCGTCCTTAACGCCATTGACATAAACATTCCATGCGCCACCGTACGTAGCGTCGGTGGTATCTCGTGTATAAACGCCAACAATCGAGTAGGGTGTTAAAACCGATAGCGAAATCGACCCCGTTGTGCCAAGCGCCAAGCCAGGCCCGTCCGCTATGAAAAATGGCCCGGTAGCTTGAACGCCCAACGTAAATCCAGTGTCTCCGTTAACCGCACGGCTAGAAAATAAAGCGCCTGACGAGGCCAAATTAACTATGGTAGACAGGAACCCATTGGGGCTTCCAATCATGCCGTAAAAAGACACTGTCACGCTACTGCTTGTGATGCCTAATCCAGCAGCGGAACTTAAACCCCTTACAGCAGAGCCATCAGCTCCAGAATAAAAAACAGGCCCAATTTTGCTGACGCCATATGCCGTATCAGCATTAATGCGTGTCGCGGTTATCGCGTCATCAATAGCCAAATCCCTTGTAGATAGACCTCCTTTTTCATTAAACAAATATGACCGCACTAGCCCCGCATTGATCGGGTCTTTTCGATCAAGCGGCGTACCGGCAGGCGGTTTTATCGTCCAGATGGGGGATGATCCAAGCATAACTATGCCACGTTGTAGGAAACGCCAGAGGCTTTCCACGCATGATTCCCGGCAGTCGAATTGCTATTCACCGCCGTGTTATGCGTTACGAATATTACAAACTTTGCGGGTAGCAGCCCGCCAAACAACTGCCCGACGCTAAATGTGCAAAAATACGATTGGTTGCTTGTCGCATCTGTCGGCATATTGGCTGCCTGTTTCATAAATCCAGCGCCGACGTTAGCACTCGTAATCGACTCAGCGCTTGACGTGCCATCAAAAACATCAGGCCAAGTAGGAGAATCGTCCATCGCCGCCACGACATAAACAAGCACGTTACCCGCCGTAGGGCTTGTTCCGGCAGTCCACTTGCCGGATATCAGAACATCCTGATCTTTGTTCGATGTATTGTCATAGACATTACTTTCAACGCCGGATGTAAACGAGGACGATGTTGCAACGTTCTCCGGCGAGATAGTAATCGTCGATGAAGCACGATAGATTGTGGTGATTGCGCCCATTATGAATTCCTTGCGGCAGCTACGTCAGCCCCGCTGATCTGGCCCTCAAAGCCCATTACATCAGCAGCGACAGTGCCGGTTGTTTGCGATCCGGCAGTCAGTATTTTTTCGATTAACAATGCGTCGCGCAGACACGCAGTAAGCACCGTTACGCCGGATGCGCCGCCAGCGCTCACAGCAGCACCAGATGCGCCAGACGGCAACTGTATTACCGCGTCTCGCAATCCAGCGCGGATATTTGACTTCGACGCGTTTACAAAGTCGCGACCAATGACCATATTTTGCAAGTTCATCTGTTTGACATTAATAACCATCAGCCGGTTACTAAATGTAACACTAGCGTCCGCTGCATCGGCAGGCGTGTAATTCGACCACGTAATAGCGTCAAAAATATCGCTTACAGGAACGCGCGTGCTCCACACCTTAAACGACGGCGATGCCGTGACATTGAGTTTCTGGCTCGCCATGTCAAGATTACCGTCTATGGTGTTTGGGTATGCGCTTAATGTACCGTCAGCAAGGATGGCGGCTTTAAGCGCGGATAATTGCAATGTGGTTAATGCCATTTAGATTTGCTCCATTATGTTTATTTAAGCCTTACTGCAATGTCTCCACGCCGTGATCCAGCGTTTCAATAACGTCTTGAAGCATGCCAGTTTTCTTATCTCGAACTGCCGTCCGCTTGCGAGGCATCATTGATATCTTTACCAATTGCTCGATAGCCGCTGATAACTTCTCTTGCCCTTGCAAAAGCGCCTGCATTTCAGGAGACGGCGGCATAGGCGCTGCTGGCTCAGTAGGTGCTGGTGCCGAAGGATTTTCATCAGGCCGCATTGCTTCTTGCCGCCCTTCCACTAATGCGCCGGATTCTTCATCCTCGTCTGGGTCTGGCTGCGCCATTGCCTCGGCAACTGTGGAAGCGGCAATGGATTTCAATTGCTCCTCGTTGCCACCAAGAACTTTTAGCCTATTTGTAGTGGCCTCATAGGAAGCAACATTTGCCATGTGTTCCTTAACCTTGGCATCACGCTTTGCCTCTGCAAGATCGGCAACCAATTTATCCGCCAAGTCCTGCGCCTCTTGCGCGTGCTGGATGGCCTCTTTCATTCCTTCCTGCAATTGCGCGTTTTCAGCGGTCAGCGCAGCGGAATCCGGTGCGCCATCAGCCCCCTCTGGTGCCATAGCCGCTTTTACCGCTGGCGGAGCCATTGCCAACAGTGCGCCAGCCAGTCGTTCAGAACCGGGGATATTCAGCGTGCGCGCCCACTCCGGCGCGATAATTGGCGCAAGTTCTTTGTTGCTACGCATGATTTCATCCAGCGATCGATTCGTCTGCTCCCGTTGTGTAGCGTAACTCGCCCCAACCACAACGCGAACAGAGTAAGTGCCGGTGGTCGGATTGATAGTTACCACACCATCTGCTTTCGCGTACGGTGAAGGCGCTTTCGGATCAACCGTCACGGTTCCAGGAGATTGATCGTAGTGGATAACAGGAGATTCACGTTTTGTGTCGTGCAAGCGTATATCCATCTGCATCACAATGTTGCCCAAATGACCAAGGCTTGCCGCCAAATGAGAAGGAAAATGCGCTGTAGACGCCTCTCCTTGCTCTTTTTGAGCGTTGTAGGCAACGCCACTCACAACATTTGATTTCGCGCCAATGTTCGCCTGATACATGCCGATACTTGCTTGCAAATCACGCAAAGCTCGATTTGCGCCGTCCTCGTGGTTTTGTAACGAGACGCTGACCTGAGCGCGCGTAGGCGCAGCAACAGGATTGCCGTTTTGATCCAGGTCGTCGTAGGGTAGATAAGCGCGCTGCTCCTTATTCGCCTTGTCCCATAACCCTTTTAATCCCTTGGACTGTAGCGCGCGTATCGGCACAACCCACGGCGCACGCGGTGCGCTGGTCATGTACGCTTGTAACTCGGAAATATGGTAGTTGTAAGACTGCTGCGGCGCACGTGCGCGACGTGGGATTCCACAATACTGAATCCTCCCGTCTTTGAATCCAACGTAGCCATAAATCGGCACAATACCGATGTGATCAGCATCGTAAGTAGATGATTCAAGCTCATCATCACCAGACAAATACCGGCAAGTGACTTCGCACTTCTCCATCTTGAATTTATGCTTTATCGGCAATGCTTGCCCGGCCGCCCTGCACGCTTCGTCGTACTCATCCTCGGTAGCGTAAATATCATCGCCATAGCAGACGCCTTTGGACATCGTTACATTCTTCACCCACTCGCGCGCAATGATAATTGAGGTTCTGGTATCGTCTTGCAGGTTAGTTTGCGTGCTGTTGAAGTCGGTTGCCGCTTTTCCGGGGTAATTTTGCTTGAATACCTTGGGATTCATGGGAATCAATTCCCACGCTACGCGGGCATCCCGGCCATCAAGTTCGACGCTCCACGGGTCAAAAACAACGTTTAGCGCGTCCGAAACGCTACCGATACGCGGTTCCATGTACCGCATGCGCTCGTTTACCTTCGTAGGATAAGCCGTGAGGTACCCAACACCAAGGCGGGCTGCGCTAGTCAACGCAGTAGCAATATGTTGCTGTGCGGCGCTCACATGCTCGATGTGACGAAAGCGCCCATCAATCAATTCCGCTACTTTTTTATCGGCCTGCCCGCCAACAGGGACGGCATGCAGCGCAGGAGGCGATTTTTCGATCTGACCAGCCACATTCGCCACATACTGCGATGTTTGGTCATGCACAAGGCACAGACGCACGCCGCCAGGGTCGTTTTCACGCGCCAAACGCATGACCGTATCCCACTGATCCGGCTCGCTAGGGTCGGAAAATCGAATATCTTCCTCAACCTGCGTTCTCTGCTCAGAAAACGCATCAATTGAGTCCTGAAACTCGTTTTTTGAATCGGTTACGGAGCGGGCCATCTATGCCGCCATCCCCAACGCCTCAGACTTCTCAAAATCCATGTCCGAACCCTCCTGTTTGGGCCAGGCCAGCGGCAAATCAGGTTCCGCAATGCGGGCTAGGCAGTCCATCATATCATCGTGAGTTCCATTAGGGAAAGCTACGTACTCATCCTCAATGTAGTCCTGAACCAAGTCCCTGACATTTTTCTCCCAATCCGTCACATGCAGCGATTCCGGCATCCAAATCCGGGACTGCTCATACAACGGCAGCAACCGTCGGATGCGATCTACCTTACCCGTGCGCCCAGCAACCTCAAGAATCGGGAAATGATACACCTCGGTATTCTGCCGGTTCTCAATGTGCTCAATATCCGCCATCATGCCGTAGCGCTCATATCGAACCTGCATCGGGTGATATTTCCGGTGCCAGGCAAACAGCCGGTCAGCACGCTGCGTCAGATTCAATCGATCTCGAATCATGTCAATAATGTAGTAATTCTTGTCCTGACCAAGACCCACAACCATCATCGACGTGTAATCGCTGCCTTTCTTGCGAGAACTGGCAGCGTCAACCAAAATATACTTGGTCATACCATCCGCACGCAAAACACCCTTGTAATGCCTGATCCATTCCCGCTTGAAACCCTGCATCGCATCTGCTTTAGGGTTCAGCAAAATCTGTGCAGCGTATGTATACGGCCCCATGTCGCGCCGCTTCTGAACATGAATCCTGTCCGGCCAAAAAACTGACTTCCCTTCTTCAACCCCGCCTTCTCGGCCAGGATGAAAGCGTAACTTGGCAGTCCCGCGCTTTAACAGCGTTGCGTAAGCATCATTAAAATGCCAGCGCGTCCCAGCAAATCGGCGAACGCCCTCTACGGCACCAAGGTTATAGCTAGTCTCCAACGCGGTCATGGTCTTTTCAATCATCTCCGGCGTAGTAACCGATTCCCGAACCACAATGTCGTCGTACAGCAATTCATCAAAGTGAGCGCCCGTAGGCTGCCCGTCTACCAAGCCCCATGCCTCAACCGTAGCTTCTTTCGGATTCGACTTGCGCTTGACAATAATCCCGTCATCCTCTGACCACTTCGGACTCTGCTTTGTATCAAACCCCCATAAAATATCCGGGAAAAGCTCGTGCAAAACCGTATTCGACTCGAATTCCTGCTTGATCTGCCGTAAAAACTTTTTCGCAATAGGCCGCGTATGACTGAAAATCCCGATAGTCACGTTGGGATTCTTCAAAATCTTCTGCATCGTCAGCCCAAACGTCACGATCGTGCTCTTGTAGTGCTCGCGCGACCACAAATCAATGCAGCCATCAGGTTCGGCCTCAACCTCTCTACAGCGCGCGTATATCCAATCGTGAAGCATGTCCTTGCGGCCGCATACCCGCACCAGCAAGTAAAACAAATCCTGCAATACCAGCGCTCTACGTATCTCTGCAATCGCTATCCCACGCTTCCCGGCCTCACCCTCAAGACGATCCCAGAACATGATCGCCTGCCTCATGTCCAGCGCGTGTAAGCCTGCGTTTGTGGAGGCGTCTAGCAATTATTTAACTTCCATTCCTACAATCATGTCGGCAATCTTTTGCGCAATGTCTGACGCATCATCATTCACGCTGACCAGCGCATATTTCTGACCGTCACTTAGGCGAACCTCTATGTCCCAACTAAAATCGCCAGTACTTCGCACAGTGGCTGTGGTAATAACAGGTAGATTCATTTATTCAACTACCTTAAAAATGGCCTTAAAACGTCCTACAGTGAACTCAGTTCCTACCGGCAACACGGCAGCAAGATCATCAGGAACCTCCACAGCAATCTTGCCTTTAAGCGCCTTGTGCCTCGCCAATGACTCAGCGCGCTCTATCTTCTCTTGAGCGCGACGAATTGACCTCGTGGAAAATTTTTTTTGCGCTGAATTCGGATTCATGTTTGTTGAGCCTCCCCATCCACTCCAAGCCCTCCCCCCCCTCTGTGGCATGCCCCCTGCCTAGTATGGCATCGAGTATCACCAGAGCGCTTACTGATAGCAATCACTCACTTAATCCCACACTGCTAGTAGTGTTCGCATAATGTGCATTATGTAAAGTGACCATGCACTGCACCATACGTTATTAATCAACTACTTACGTGCGAGCGTACACTAACATTGCTCATTATCTTCGCTATCGCACTGCAACATTGGTGTTTCCGCAACACTTTCCGCCTCATTTTCGAACGTGCGCACCTGTGAAAGTAGATCGTTTGCGAATCCCAGTTCAACCCTGCCGGTTACGCTAACTTCGTGATTTACTTGGTGTTTGTCTGCGTAATCTGGATTGTGCGCCTTGGCGTACTTAAACGCTGCGTCAACCCGCGCACGTGCGATGTTAACCGTATCAACATCACACTCATTGACCTCGATCATAGCCTGCTCAACAAACGCATGTGCTTGTGCAGCAATCGCGTCTTTGTAATCCGGGTGTTTGCGTAGCCGCTTGTACACAGCAACCTTACTGACGCCGTATTCGGCCGCAATCTGCTTAAGCATCGTGCCATTAGAAAGGCGATCGATTGCGTCGGAGTCATTTAGATTTGCGAGTGCGCCTTCGTTTGCCATGTCTCGCACGCTGCCACGTTATGTGAAGTTTTGCAAGGACTTTGTGCGGTTATTGTCCATGCGTGGATCAATTTACCACGTTATGTAAAGTTTTGGAGCGGGATTCATGCGAGCAGATTCCAGAACTCCCGATCGACGATCTTTGAAAAATTTTCATCAATTGGTTTAGATTCCTTGATGAGGAGGAATGCAAACTCACAAATTAACTTCACAAATTCATCGCTCATGTTTGCCTCGCCTGTTTGACCGTTCCGGCACGCGCCCTAAAGGGCGAATGTCTAGTTTAAACGTAATCCCCCCTACCCCCCTTACGCGGGATTTTTGTTTGCTCGCGGCTGGTGCTCTATGAGAGTTTTCCGCCGTGCTTCGCGTCGCTGGGTGTAAGCAGCGGGCGTGCCTTGATACCTATTTTGTGCGAACTGGCGCTAATTTAGCACCATCCGGCGCCGCGTGGCAAATGTAGGTAGCAGCTACCTAGATTAAGCACGCAGCGCCCGCAACCGCGCACGTTGCGCCGTGATGCCCTTGATCGTGTTTATGCGATGGCACATGACGCAGCATCCATTACTCACCAGTCGTTGCGCCACATGCCCGCGTGCGCAAGCCTCGCCGGTGTAGTACCGCGTTTGCCGTAGCGTTGCCGCTTGGTTGCGTGTTGTGATTTCCATTTTTACAGGCAATGCCATTTGCCACGGTTAAAAACGATCTTGCCGTCGCGTTTAGCGGCGCGCAGCAGTCTATCTGCGATGCGGAATGCTACATAACCCGACTGCCAGTGCTGCGCTCCCCACTGCACGCTTTCCGGCGCCCCAGCAGCTATACATGCGCGCAGCACATCTGCCGATACAAACGTGCCGCACATTGCTTTTTTGCCCGCCTTGATTACTGCGGTAGGCACGTCGTATGTATGCACTCTCATGTGATTCCTATTGTTGATTTCAAATCCTATAATCAATCATTTTTTGGCCTCCCAACTGACCTACTTGCGGGCAAAATCCGCAGCGATTTAATCACCCGGATACGCCCCATATACTCGCACTCCATCCTGCCAGCGCGTATCAATTGGTCAACGTAAGCCCTTGAAACGCCTAGCTTTTTTGCAGCTTGAGGTACGGTCATTATTTTCATATCCCTAGCCTATCACGGTAGCTATACATTCGTCAACTAATTTATTTTAAAATAATTGTGATATATCGCTTGACACGTGTATAGTTATTTGAGAAACTGCAATCGTCGTAACAAATTAATCAACAGGAGACGAAAATGAAAGCACGATACGCAATAACGCAGCACGGAAAGCAAGTTTACGACCATTGGGGTCGGCCAGTCATATTCGAGACACAGCAAGAAGCAGAATCTTTTATTGAATCTCCTCCGCCGATGGTATCGGACGGATTTACCGCAAGTGACGGCATTTCCTTCCGCCGAACTAATCGGGCAATAGAAGCATCGCGCGCTCCGCGCGGGCAAGGGGCAGTAATTAACTAATAGCGCCTCAATCAGCGGCCATACCGTGGCCGCGAGTGGATGCACTAACAACCAAGGAGCAGCGAAGATGAGCATAACCCAAACCGAAGCACTATCACGTGCGCGTCAAAGCGCAAGCATGAGCAACTACGCCAACATATTCTCAGGGTTCGCAGAAAAAGGCATCAGCGACGTGCGACCGCGCGAAAATGTCTTTACCTATGCCGCATGGCAAGCACTGGGAAGGCAAGTAAAGAAAGGCGAGCATGGCGTTTCGTGCATTACATGGGTGCCAATGACCAAGAAAGACAGAAGTGGCGAGGCGCAACCCATTGGCCGTAAGCCGCGCAGCACTACGGTTTTTCATGTGTCACAAACAGAGCCGCGCGAAGGATACAGCGATGCGCTGTGGCAATACGCACTGCGCGAAGGCGTATTGCAGGAACAACAAAAAGCGGCCCCATGCGCCAACACGGGAACCGCCGAAGCCTCCGATTTTGATACTTACTATTCCGACGAATTTACCGAAACAGCAAAAGGATAATACCATGGACAACGCACAGAATGAACGCCGCCAACGCATGCTCGAAAAAGTTCGCAAACTTTTGGCAATGGCGCGTGATGGGCGCGGCAACGTAAACGAAGAAGAAACCGCCATGCGCCACGCCAATAAAATCATGGCGGAATTTGGCATTGCCGAAGCAGAATGTGATATAGCATCACTTGATGCCGGTGAAATGTCTTTTGGTGAGGCGCAGTGCATGCCGGACGGCAGAGCGCCGGAGCAAGGCGTAACGCATCGGACAATGCCGGGTCATGTTGGAACCCTCGCGCTTGGCGTAGCAAAATTCACCGACTCAATCGTGATCTTGACAACAACGGCAAACGGTAAAACGCTGATTTTCCGTGGCGAACGCAATGACGTATTGCTCGCGCGGTGGATTTTGGGCGTGCTGATTAATTCCATAAACCGCGAACAAAAAGCAAGCGGATGGACTACTAAATCAGACGCGACGGCATTCAAAACAGGCGCAGCGCGCGAATTATACAAACGCCTCTTTGCTTTGCATGCCGAAAGACAAGCAATGTATCAAGCGGCGCAACGCGAAAGCAATAGCCGCGCGCTTGTAGTCGTGGACCGTAAACACAATCAGATTGCTAAACTTTTCGGCTCGCAACGCGTAAGCTACAAACGGGCGCGCAGCGCGGGTGATAGCGGCGCAGGTATCGCAGGACTTGAAGCAGGCCAGCGTATCAATATTCCCGCTGGTCGCCCTATCGGAAACACAGCGCAACGCGCGCTTAATTAACCTATGCTCGCCGAACTAACCTACAGACTCTACAGCGCCGCGCGCCTCGACGCGCTCGCGCGGTGGCTGGATAAACTTTAACTTGGAGCCCCGAAAATGACCAAAACAATCAAAGCATGGCACTTCGTAGGCAAAATCCTACGTGACGGCTCGCCCATCCCAAAGGACGGCGTAACGCTGAAATACGATGGTGAAATCAAACTCTGCAAAAGTGGATATCACGCCAGCGTAGACCCATTCGACGCACTGCAATACGCACTGGGAGAAACCCTTTGCTTGGTCGAGTGCGGAGGGAAAATTATCGACGGTGGAGATCAAATTGTTTGCTCTGAACGAACCATCATCGCGCGCATGGATGCAACCGAAATGTTGCGATACTACGCACGCATGCAGGCTATTTCTGTGATCGAATTTTACCCGAATGATACGGATGCAGTTGTTTTTGATTATTTGATGACTGGCGATGAATTGATACGGGACGCCGCATGGGCCGCAGGAGGCGCAGGGGCCGCATGTGCCGCATGGGCCGCATGGGCCGCCGCAGGGGCCGCACGGGACGCCGCATGGGCCGCACGGGACGCCGCACGGGCCGCAGGGGCCGCAGGGGCCGCATGGGCCGCAGGGGACGCCGCACGGGCCGCAGGGGCCGCCGCACGGGCCGCAGGGGCCGCCGCATGGTCCGCACGGGACGCCGCATGGGCCGCAGGGGCCGCCGCACGGGCCGCCGCACGAAATGAATTTAACGCCCTAGTCCGAGAGTGTTTTTCCGATTTTTTGTAACAAACCAAGGAACCGCAAAAATGAACATCAACCTAGAACAATTCGAGCAATTCGCAGCAAAAGGCATGCTGGTGCAGCACAATTGGGGAAATCTCAAAACTGATGCGTGCCTGATTTCGTCTCTCGCGGGAGAAACAAGTATCAAAAAATGCGCTTCCGCAGGCTGGCCGCAGTGGCTGGCAGAAATCGGCGTCTGGCTGTTTGATTCAGCACCAGATATCGAAACCGCGATTGTGGATGGTCGGCGTTTTGCGCTGGCGGTAAAAAAAGCAGACGAAAAAGGGGTGTATTTTGACGATGTATACGCCAAGGTGCGCATGACCGCGATACTACCAATTGCGCTTAATTCAGTAGGCGAAGGCAATGAACTATGGCGGATAGAATGCCGACGCGTGGTGCTTGCTGCGATTGAGCGCGTCGGCAAAAAGCCAAGCTATGCGGAGATTAGACAGGCTGCGATGGCTGCGTGGGCTGCTAGGGATGCGAGTGCTGTGAGTGCTGCGATGACTGCGAGTGCTGCGAGTGCTGCGAGTACTGCGAGTGCTGCGGGTGCTGCGGGTGCTGCGGGTGCTGCGTGGGCCGCGGATGCTGCGGGTGCTGCGGATGCTGTGTATGCTGCGTGGGCTGCGGGTGCTGCGTATGCTGCGTGGGCTGCTAGGGCTGCGGCAAGAACTAAAATCATCGATTCTCTAATCGATGCACTAGAAACCTGATAAAGCGTTTTGGCGCATCGGAAGCACGGGTTGATGGGTAGATACCTTTCCCGGCTTCCGTGCGTTTCTACGCGCTTACTCGCCCCTTTCGCTGTATTGGCGGGCAGCAAGCCCGATCTGTTCGTGGTATTTGTCCATTACCAAGCAACCTTTTTTACTGAAACTCGCTTATCTAAATCCAGTAATTTAATAACATCGTCGTTTGGAATATCGTTGTAAGGCAACAATTCAACAACATGCTGGCGCGTCAATCTTCCCTTTTTCACGGCATCCAAAAGCGGGCCTTCTCGACCTGATAAATTATGACCAAGGCTAGGCGTCCATTTCACCGAAACCCCATTTCTGCGAGATTCAGATACCAGTGATTTATAACTTTCAAGGAATGCCATACGCGCCGCCACCCTATCGTTTTGCAAACCGAGTGCAACACCGAAAGATTGTGCCATTTCTTCAGTCCATACCACTGTTTTACCTTCATCATTAAGGCACGCAGAAAGCACAGACCAAGCCGCCTCGGGTTCTGGCCTTCCATCCATAGAGCGCAAGGTATCGAGAAGCTCGTTAACCATTGGCATAAACTTACTGGATTGAATGTGCCGATTGAAAATTTCTCTAACAATATCAAAGTCATACGGTTTCATTGCTTGCCAGTAAATCATCATGGCATCTGCGCTTTTTTCTTTGCCGTAGTAATCGGCTGTTGTATTGAAAAGTTTTGTAAAATCCGATAATTCGTTAGTATTCATGGAGTTATATCCTTTTCCTGTTGTTCTAAAACCCTTCTTTGAAATTCGTCACTCGCGCTTTTAACTGATATTTTTGAATCTGCCACCCAATCCGCTTTAAAACCCTGCCAGCCGCGTTCACAAGCCACCGCCAGCGCATCGGCAAGGCTTAGGTGAGCCTTGGTAGCCTCACGCTCTATCCCGCGCAGTCCAGTGGCCGTTAAAGGGCTTTTCTTGGCCTTCCTGATTGCCATGAAGTCGTCCCATACCTGTTCCGGCACGTTTTCTGGACGAATACAAGCGCTCGCAGAGCGCGTATTGTTTTTGACCTTATCGGTGTTGGTGGTAGTGCTGGTGGTAGTGTTGGTGTTGGTGGTAATGGTGGTGGTGGGGTTAGAGGCACTTGTCAAGCGTTTGTTAGGCAATTGCTTGGCCTTTGCTTCATAACCACGTCTACCGGCCTCTGAACGCTGCCCGCTGATTACGTTTGCTCGCTCTACTTCGCGCTGCATCCTTGGGTTATAGAAGCCGTCATCCATGCGCACAAAATACTTACCCAACACATAGCGCAGCGCATCAATTTCGTCTGCACTGCGGCAATTGGCTATGCCTGCGCATTCCTGCTCGTCAATCGGAGCAGGGCCGCGCGAGTCCCAACAGTACATCAGCAGGAGTAAATAAACGCCGTGCTTTAGTGGCGTAAGGTGGCGCGTATCGCGCAGATAATCGCCAGTGTAAAGCGTTAGGTAAGCAAAGCTCATTTAACCCCCAAAGTTGGTTGGGTCGGAGGCGCTTTGGTCGCCTCCTTCCCGTTTGTTGCACGTCGGTGGCCGCCGACGATTCGCTATTCTAGCGCAACTAAAAATTTGGCGCTAACTTCTGTTCCCCTGTTGCATTATGCTACATCGCATGTTATATTATGTTCCTGATTGATGCAAGCGCCGATTAGGGCGGCAAAGCAGAGGGGAGTTGAGCATGCGATACACGGCGGTATTTGAATTTGCCGATGGAAACCATCCGGCAGTTGGAGCTAAAGATAAATGGCTTGGCGGAGACTTGTGCGCCTGCCAATTTTCTGACGCGCTGCACGAGAACGAAATGCTACGAGACATGCTTGAGGTCGTGTTGGGCGGCCTGGAAAATGGAAACGTAAAATCGCAACCCATGATGAGACCGATTACGCCAGATGCCACGAGCGTTGGCATGTGTTCTCTGGCCGAACTGATACGCGAGACATTGACGCACAACGTTCAAGGCGAAAGGCGCGGCGCTTTTGCCGCCTCCGGCTTGGGCGCAGAGTTGGGCGACACGGGGGAAAGATGATCGACAAAGAGACTGAGGCAATAAAAACGTGCATTGATTGTCTGATGGAATTAGACCCTCACGCTGCGGCAAGGGTCTCCATGTATCTGTTAACCAGAACACAAGAGTTGTGTAAAAACGGGCTGAAAACTTTGGATGAACTTATCAAAGAGGTTCATGTTATGAAGGAAAGGCAACAAACCTTGTTGTTGATTGATGCTGATAAAGCAAACGCAAAAGTGACGCCCAACGATTGAATTCAGCCGCGCCGAAGGCGTCGGCTGGAATGAAGGGTTAGGCGGCATACCCACGAATGCAGCCAGATTAAAGGAACTAGCATGGAAACGTTTACACAACCGAAGATCACGGGGTATCGTCAACTGAGCGAGGCAGAGGTAGCGTTAATGAATGAAGGGAAGGCGCTTGCAGAGGCGTGCGGTGCTTATATAAAAAAACTGCAATCGCTGACAAATAGCGTTGGTGGCGCGCACGCGGGAACGGTTGTCGAAAGCGGGCCTGTTGTTGACCAACGCTGGATTAGCATTGGCGCGACGGATTTACAGAAGGGATTCATGGCAGTTATTCGTGGCATTGCCCAACCCACGACATTCTAAGACGCCTAACGTTTGAGCTGAGAGGCCGACAACGGCCGAGAAGGAGTATGAAGATGGCACAGCCTGACCAGCCGTTGGCGGTCCTTTCGAGCGATGGGTTAGGCGCGGCGGTGGCGAAGCGTGATGACGCTTGCGCTACGTTTGAGCTTCACGCCTGGAAAGTGCAAGCCTTTGGTGAGCGATGCAGCCGATCTTGGGAGATTTCCGTTGTCCGCGCCAGCAACAAGCACGGACAGCGATCGTGGGGCTGGTTCGGCGAAGACAAACTACTGGTGAGCCACAACGGCGGCCCGTGCCATTGGCCGATCTGCGGCTTTGTGTGGGATCAGCAGATTGCCATTGCCACAGAGCTTTGCCGGCGCTTGAATGCTGGCGAAGACGTGAGCGCCTAACGTTTGAATTCAGCGGCGGCGCAGCCGTCCGCTGCAATGAAGGGTTAGGCGTCTACCCGTGAAGGCGCCACAACTTTGAAAGCAAGCCATGACAACGAAAGTGAAGATCGCGATTGTTCAACTGCATATGCCTGTGGTGGTCGAGACGCTGCGCAGCGACGGGACAGTGCAACACACGCAGACGCTGAACACGCTGGAAAGTGATGCGTTCGAGTACGTGCACAGCGGGCAGGCCCTGCGCGTGCGCGAGATGACAACCGAGGAAAAGCACAACGCGGGCCTCTGACGCCTAACGTGAAATAGAGGGCGATACTGACCTAATAAAATCCGGACAGTATCGCAGCGCATCAAGAAAATATTCAACAAAATCAACGAACTTTGTATTTTTAGTACGTCCTAATCGAAAAAACAAACACGTCATGCCACCAAGACAATCAGCCGCCACAGACAGAGCTATACGCCTCTACGAAAAAGGCAGCACCCAGGCCGAAGCAGCGCGCAAGGCTGGCGTATCAAGGAGTACAGTCAAGCGCGCGCTTGAGCGTAAGGCGAAGGAGAGGAAAGCCTAGTTATGGGCAATGGTTTTTATTGCCTCTATGCAGTGGCTAACGGCCAAGTCATAGGATAAATCGCCATCGTCATTTTTGTTCGGCTCTATCAAAAACTCAGCCTTACAGGCTGAAACGGCATCCTCAATCGCCACCGCTCGCGCCCCAGCTTCGATCTGCGGGCGAATAGCTGCCACATAGCTGCGGTAATACCCCTGCACTTCCTCAGCCTCGGTTTCCCAATCGCCATTCCCCATCGCCTCAAAAAGTATTTGCTCTGGCGGCTTCGGTGTATCGCTCATGATTATTTCCTGAAAAAAAGATAATGAATAATGCATCCTATCCAGCATGCGGCGGCGAAGGAAAGGCCGATTACAATGAATGGATCGCTCATGACTCACTCCCATCGTTAAAAGGCACATCGCCAATTTGATACTGTGCTTTAGACCATTTTAGCGGCCCGTCCTTGCGCTTAAGATGGCCTTTGACTGTGAGCCATTTCAGATCGCTTGCTATCGACTCTACCTTGCACGCTATGCGCTCTGTTATGTAGTCGCATACATCAATGCTTTCGACAATTTCTCTAGGCCGAGTCGCAATAAACTTAACTATCATCGCCTGTCGCTTTTGTACCGATCTCTTGCGTTTTTTTGAGTAAGACACGACAGAATATTGACGGTTATATTCCCGCTTTCTTTCTGCGGCATCGACTACAGACTGTTTTTCTGGCGTCATGCTTTGATAGTTTTCCGGTATTTTGAATATTTCCTTCTCTCGATTTGTCAGGCGGTAAATCGTGCGCTTTGGAAGATCAAATATTGATACCTGCTTTTGTTGCTCGCTCATTTTTCTAGTTCCTTGTCGATATCGCCTTTTTGCGCGGGCGGTCAATTTTTAGTAGGTTTACTTTGCGCATGAATACCTTAATACTTGTTTGCGTTAAGCAGTTCATAATCACTGGCAAGGTAATGATCTCGCTTTGTAGTGCGCTTCCCTGATTGATGCAGCAAGATAATTCCGTAAGCCCCGATACGACCCATGACTATCACCGTCTTGCCAGTCTTAATATGCCGCCAATTGTCGCCAGCCGTTGTATGGCGCGCTTGTTCGCAGCGCTCTTGGTATGTTTTCATCTCGCAATCCTCACAATCACAGGTATAGGCATTTTCCACCCGTGTGGCTCGGAGCGAAGGTCTGGCCGGTTTACCAAGTATCCATAACGCACTAAAATCCATTCCCTCGCCTCACGCCTGCTGTGGAATAGCATCGGCATTCCGCCTTCGCAAATAATGTGCTCATGCTCACCGTCGAGCTTATTCTTTTGCCGCCATAGTGCCGCCCATCTTTTCATATTCGCCTCACGATAAAAAATGCTTCACGGTGTAATGCACGTCATCCAAATTTTCGACTAGAGCGTATGCGCCCTTCCATTCACGCTTGAATTTGATCTCCAACGGCGTCAGCTTGCGCGCACTAGGGACTTTCTCGCCATCCTTAATCTCGACGCACACACAGCGCATCCAGCGGCCTACGATGATGTCAGGTGCACCGCCGCCTAGCTGCGATGTATCAAGCACGCTACAGCCGTATTTGCGGAAGGCGTTGATGATCCCTGAATGGTTTGCATCTACTCTAGCCGCGCGTCTCATGTTCTTTTTATTCCTGTTATTAACCAGTAGGAATCACAATCTAGCGCCTGAATAATCAACGACAAGTTAGCTAGTGATGGCTCTCTCCTGCCACACGTTATATGACTTATATTGCTTTGTGATAGCCCTGTCCGGTTTGACATTTCCTTGCTAGATACGCCGAGTATCTCCATCGCCATTGAGAGGCGGTTAGCAAAACTTAACCCTTCGGTTCGCGCGGCTCGCCTCATTTCTTCGCTTTCCTATTTTTCGCTATCTTCTCAAGCCCGGTGTATTTCTGCTCCGGCTCAGGCTCCGCAAAGATCACCTGCTTGCCATCAACGAATAGAACCATCTGCGCGGCGGTTACTTCGTAGTAGGTTTCGGCTGGAGGTGTTTTTTGTTTCACTTAGTGGCAGATTAAACGTTGGGCGTCACTTTACTATACGCAACCGAGGCTCTTCTAAACCAATGCCGAAAGCGTTTTGCTTATGCATGGGCCTCGTTTCAAACCTACACACAACAACGCCTTCAGGCATCGACTTGCTGATAGGCACTATAAAAGTAAATCTCATCGATTCTTCAATGTCGCCTTGCATCATTCCCACTTCAATTTCGTATCGAAGTTCATGCAACATTTTTACTATGCGTTCTGCTCTAGTCATGATTTCTTCTTGCCGTATTTGTCAAACAACTCCACGCACACCGCGCAAAGAGAGTGCTCCTCTCCCCCTATGAAGATTGCGCCGCATTCATTGCACTCGCAGCCGCCTGGATTATCTGTTTTTCTGTCGCGCTTCGGCGCTTGGTTTGCGTCTTGCTCCATAACTATTCCCCTTCGTTTTGCCGCGTTGCTTCGGCGCTTGGCGTCACGTCTTCAACTTCCAAAATCAGCCATTTCCCAATGTTTTCTTTGAATTCGCCAATTAAATCATGGCCTCCTACGCACAAATCTTCGTCAGTCCAAAGATATCCTGTGATCTCGCTGTAATGGCTGAAAAAATCCACGTCCGCCGCGCCCATCAGTCGCAGCATGAAAGCCTCGCGCGCTTCGGGTTTTGTTACTTGCTTATCGGTGATCCAGTAGCTCACGCAAACTTGCTTCCCGTTCATCCATCCTAGTTCGCAAGCCAGCGGTTCAGCCATGCCGGACAAAAACACTATATCAGGCGCCTCAAAGTGATCGCGCTCCTCTATTTTCCCGCTGTAAATTTTGGTTTCCATATGATCATCCGTTTCGCCAAACTCTGCACATTGCTATTGACCGCAACAATTAAAGCATGCTATCTTGATGTGTGTCAAGCATCCAATAAAGGAATAACATGAAAGAAAAGAAAGAGTACCTGTCTGCACAGGAAATGGCAATCAAGCTAAGAGTCAGCAAACAGACCCTACTTAACAAAGCGGAGGTAGGCATGGTCAAGCCAGAGCCATTCCAAGTCGGCAGCAACAAGAATTCGCCTTGGATTTTTCATAGGGAATCTAAAATACTTTGATTTGACGCTTGACAAGCGACAAACGGCGGCGTAATCTTCACCCATCGACAACGAAAAGGAGATATAGACATGTCACTACTAGAAATCATCAAGCCGATCAAATTGCTGAGTGGCGCTCACGCTGACACCGGAACTACTGGTCAAGGCTGTTTTATGAACGTGATCGCATATCTAAACGGTGAACCGCAGATCACCGACCGGTCGCCTTGCGTTTGCCTGACCATCAGGCCAATCGCCGTTCGATTCAATGATTTTCTGAAAGACGACGAGCGCGAACTGATGATGCCCTACATCGAACGCGCTATGGGGTCAACAACAAACGATATCAACGAGATGTCACGCCGCGCATGGCTTGCAGCTGACTTGGCTAATAAGTGTAGTGTGATTGCTGCTGCTGCTGGCCGCTGGGCTGCTGATTCTGAAAAATTCAGAGATCAGATTAAACAGGCTTACATCGAATTTATGGACGCCGCTCTACCGGCAGCAAATCAATTGCCAGAGGCCGCTATCCGCCGCGCGGAAAAACTGGCCGCGCTTGCGGCCTAGTCATCGACAACGACGAGGCGACCATGAAAAATGAACAAGATACAGCCGATTTTCGCTATGCCAAGCCGGTGAAAATACCGCCAGCACTAACGGCGCAGCACATTCAGGACATGAGTGATGCTGATCTGGGCGACTTGCTTGGTGGATATTTTGCGGAGAATCCGCAGGCGCTTAATAACATTCGTAATATTTGCACCGTTGAATTTTCCGATAAATGTCGCGCAGAAAAATTATGTTATGGGTCACTTCACTCTGAGCGCCTCGCAACGCACCTGATTATCGCAGCCGAAAACCGCGACGGCGATGCGCTGCGCGAAAAGGTCGAGGCAGCGGAAGCGCGCGCAGAACTTGAGTTCAGGATGAAGCTGTAATGAGCGAGCGAGACGATGGCGGGCCAGCATTTCCTGTTACGGAAACAGGTACCGGCATAACCCTTCTTGGCATGAGTTTGCGCGACTATATGGCTATTCACGCACCTGCCAGAGAAATAGACAATATTATCCCAGGCGACATTGGTGCTGCTGCCAGATGGATAGGTATATCAGTGGAAAACTATTCACTAGGAAAAGGCTATTTGTTGTGCATTACAAAAGCTCGTTATATATGGGCCGACGCCATGCTTA